CGCCTGCTTCCGTGTAACTCTGAAGTTCCAAAGATTCGATGACATTTTTACAACGCGGATGAACAAAAAGACTAATTTCTTCTTTACCATTGCATAAAAGGCGCTGAACATTATTAACGCTGTCTTTGATGGATGGATTAGACGCCCCCGATTGATTGGATATTCCATAACTTTCGAGAATTTGGATGTCGGTCTTCGTAGCGTTTGTCGATCTTGCTCCGCCTGACGAATCAGGATAGCCGTAAAGTCTGTTGTGAACAAACCTTGATTTGATTTCTTTTGCCAATTGGTCGGTGTCATGTGCGCGTATCTCATCAAAAATATAAAGTTTGTTATCTCTAATAACGGCGCAAACACAAGACATTTTGCCAATGTTGAAGTCAATACCAAGTCTTATAATTTCTTCTGAATAATTTGGAATGTCTTTTGTTATATGTTTTTCTCTATCGAAGCGGTCAAAAACAGCGCCTGTTGTTAAAGATATGAACTGCCCTTCAAGGTACGCCTTGAGAAGATTAGGGTCGTAGTTCATTTTCATTCTATCAATAAAATCTGCGGGCAAATGTGGATTGTCTGTTGTTTTCATTCTTATTAATTTTCTGTCATTTTTTTCTTGTACTTCGTCACTTGCGAAAGTTTGCCAGAACCATTTGTAGCCTTCAGGTGTGGACGCCGCCGCGAATTGACGAACATTCCCTGCGCGTAGACGTCCAAGGATTTTCGGAAAGGCGCGATCACAAATCGGTTTTGCAACTGTATCAATTTCATCTGCCAATATAAAAGCGGCGTTTATACCAATTATTCTTTGCCATGACTCGAAACTTCTACACATTATGCGGGTGTCTCCTTTAGGTAGGTGCAAAACAAAATCAGGCAACGGCGAACTTCTGAATGTGTAAGGAATCTCGTAATTTAACAAAAATTCCTCAAATTCTGTTACAAAGAGATCACGAACTAAAGGCTGTGTCGGCTCTAAAACAATACCCGTGAAACCTTGATTTAACAATGACAGGTGCAAACACTTTGCCAGTAAAGATCGCGTTTTACCTGACCCATAACCCGCACATAAACCCAATATTTCTGTTTCTGTGTCATTTACAAACGATAGTTGCCCCGCGTGAAGATCAGATAATACACGCTCTAATATTATCTCTGTATCTTTTTCATCAGGAGGACTTAAAAAATCGAGGAGGGGTTGTTTTTCGCAGACATCAGAAATAAGACTCATGCTGACATATCAAAGCGAAGAAGTTTTGCTTGCATTTCTACAGCGCGTATTGCGGTCTGTAATTGATTCTCCATTGATGCGCGGCGTTCATAATCTGCAAGTCTAGCGATTGCCCCTGTAAGCCATTGCGGACGCTCTAACTGTGCATCCTGTTCCTGTAATATGCGAGCGCGAGACAAATATTCTTCTGTTTGGCGTAGGCTTACTGAATAATTCTCCGCGCAGTATCGAGCGATTTGCGTTTTTGAATTTCCGAGCAAAAGCAAGTCGTATATTTTGTGAATACGTCTATCTATTTCGATATTAGTTGCCTTTTTAGCCATGCCCTTAATATATAACATGAATTATAGGGTTGACATTACATTTTAATTTTATTATAATTAAATTGTTATCAAACAAACTAAACCAAATGACAAACGAACAAACAAAAGCTGTTATTGAATTGGTTCTTCAAAGAATTAAAACTTTAGAAAGCTATGACACCGAAACAGGGAAAACATACCCTAAGTGGAGAGACAACGCTTTGAAGTTAGAAAAAGAACTTAAAGACTTAAAGGGTTGGTTAATCAATCAGAAATTAGATGAGCTAGGCGGCAAAACAATGTTGGAGGTAGCGCAATGACAAATTTCTTTATGGTTATGTGCGCGACAGGAATCTTTTACTTGGGATTCGATGGGGCATTGACCGATATGACCCGCAACGATTGTGCGGCGGGTATTCAAGCGGCTTGCGAGGTGTTGCGATGAGAAAATTTACAGTTGAATTTTATGCGAACAATGAATATGCAGTTCGCGAAAGATTGCAAGAAATTGGACGATCTATCGACAATGTTGTTTGGCCTTGTAGTTTTCCGTCAACTTCAGAGGGTACAAAAACTAAAAAGGCGTCAGGCTGTATTGAAGAAGAAAAACAGTATCAACTTTCTGATTATGAATATGAGAAAGAAGACCCAACGTGGAACAGTTGTAGTAATTATGTAACTACTGGCAAATGGAAGATGCAAGTTGTACCTGATGAAGAATACGTTAAGTTTCAGGAGAGTCCAAATTTATGAGTAAAAAATATGATTACAAAGATCAAGAACTTGATTTGAAGATGCGAATTAAGTTCTTAGAAAAAAAGCTACGCGAACCCGATCACGGGGTCGAACAATATGAAGAATGGCAAAGTAATCTTGAAATGGTTACTGATGAACTTACAAAACTACAGGTTAGAAAATTTAAATTCTTTCTTGGTAAATGGGTTCATAACTTTAAAGAACAGAATCAATTGATTAATGTTGTCGATTGTATGTTTGTTGCACTTGAAAAAACAGATCAAAAAGATGTTGCTATGAAGTGGTATATGAGAGTGACAGACCCGAAAGAAACAAAATGCCTTGAAAAGCTATTGGAATATAAAACAGCGGAGGTCAATATGTGGAAAGCAAATATGAAAACCCAAAAAAGAAACCACGGTCAAGGGAGAATGATTTTAAAAAATCAATATAAAAAAGCAAAAGAAGATATGAAAAAGCGTTATCAAAGGCAACTAGACATTAAATGTGAAGAAATCAAAGATTTGAATCTAAGAATAGACGAATTAGAAGATCAAAAATGGAAATTACATAAAATAGTTGGTAAATACCAACAGGAGGTAAAACAATGAACGATCAGCAAGTAGTTACAGAATTGATTGAAGAAAAGATTGCAACACTTCAACATAAAGTTGCAGATGCCCGCGCAACTATTGAACTACATAAAAATTGGAAAGATGGTTCACGGATGCAACAAATAACAAGAAAAAAATCTTTTGAGAAAAATTCTAAAATTTTAGTTGATTTAGAAAAAAAACTGTTGATCTTTAAAAAAATTCTTAGGGGGTATCAACAATGAAAGATCAGGAACAACTCAAATCGTTAAATCAATTACTTTCATTGGTAATTGGTGGGCGTATCGCTAGGCAAACTGAGCATTTGAAAAGCGCCCCTATAAATCGTATTAATCACGCGCAAAAGATTATTGCAGATGGGGAACTTCAGGAAGCAACGCGCGACTTGCAAGATGGTTACGAAAACGCATCGAAAAGACTTTCACAGGTTGAACGCAAGATTGATTCTTTGAAAAGTTTAAAAGTACTTGCAGAAATGGTTGAAGAAAATGTACGGGATGCGGCGCTTGCGGCTGTCCGCGAAGGTGCAAATTCTGACGGGTTTATGTTTGATGAATATAACGAATGGGAGGGCAAATATAAATGAAAATTGAACTTACTTATAGTGACTTTGAAACTTTTAATGAAGTATTTGTTGCGGGGCAAATTTATATTGGTTTAGGGGAAAACAATCCATATGATGCTAGGAATAAAAAAAGTTATAAAATGAAAAAATCAGATACGAAAAAATTCAAAAGGGCTATTGATTTGTATAGCAAATTTCATAAAAGTTGTAAATTTATAGAGGAAAATGATGAAAAGATATAGATTTTCAAGCGGTGATGAAGAAACATCGCGCAGGGCTGAACAACAGTTTTTGCGCATAACTGAGAATATGACCGATGAACAACGTGACGCTGTTCTTGAATGTTTGATAAAAATGCAGAAACAATTATTTTTTCAAGAACCGTGGTTGATAAAAAAGTTTTCAGGAAAAGAACAGGCGCAGATATTAGCGCAATATACAAGAGAAGAACAATTGATAATGCTTGCAAGGTTCGATCTTGAATTACAACATTGGAAAGATAAAAATAAAAATAGTTGACAAATCTAATTAATTATATTAGGATTAAATTGAATTAAACAAAACAAACCAATGAATTTTGAAAGACCAAGAGCAAAAAGAGTTATCCAAGGAATATTCGCCGCTATGGATTGCGGAAAGTGGTTTACACAAAAACAAATCGTTCAAAGATTTATTGACGGCGGTTACGCTGAAGCATTGGCAACAAGATACGCTGACGCATTGATCGCCGCAAATACAGATATTCAGCACTTTAGCAGATGGGAAATTAGGGGAACAAAAGAATTAGTTTTCAAAACAGTTGACAATATTATTTAATTATAATATAATTAAGTTGTAAGCAAACCAATCAAACAAATGGCATACATGAATCAGGAGTTAAAAAAACAACGCGCTCCACAAATCAAAAAAGTTCTTAAAAAGTAC